GAACATCGCGGCCCCGCTTCTCTTCTACGTCTGAGGTTCTTTTCTTCTACCAATCCAAGGAATAGTCCTCGTGAATCCTCTCGGCCATCTTGACGTACCAATCCGACTTGGCATCGTCCTCTTCCTGCTTGCCCTTGAACGGCGCACGGTATCGGTACTTCCAAGCGTTGCATACGCAGAAGTCGAAGGTTGCCTTGGGACCAAATACCGCAATCATCTCGTCAATTGACTCCATTGCTCGGGCCTTGTAGTGCGGCGGCTGGTTGACCATGTCCGGGGCGTCCTCGGGAATGGCCGTCTGAGGCTCTGAGGGGCCTTCTGAGGCCTTGTCACACCTAATCTGGTCCTCGCGTAGGTACTTGTCGGCAAGCCACGCCAGACGGGCGCTCGCGGTCTTCAGAAGCATGTCACATAGCACACCGCCAAGGACGTTGGACAGCGCGAGAAGGTCCATAGAAAGGCCCATAACCTCGTCGTAGGACTCCCGCTCGAACTTGCTGTACTCGAAGGTCTCGCGCTTGCTCTCGTCACTCATCCCAATCGCTCCCCTCTAGGTCCTTCTTTGACATTTTCTTTCCGAACCTCTCGGCCCGTTCCCTCATCATCTCTTTGCGAATATCCGGCACGTCATCGAACGAGACGAAACCGCGCTCGAAGATTAGGGGAATCTCGCACTCGCCCATCGGGTTGCACACCTTGGATTTCGTGACCCGACACTTCATCACCATGCCGACCTTCTCGGTCTTGGCGGTTGAGCGCGGGTCCTTGTTCGGAATCTCAATCCAAGCTCGGCGCGCGACCTGAATCCTGAGGGAACAAGAGTGCTTGAGCTTTCGACCTCCCGGCGTGTCGGTCTTCTCGCCGAACATCATCGCGTTCATCTTGTCGCGGACCTGATTCACGAAGACAAGCGTAGTTCCCGACACCTCTATGATTTCCTCGATTATCGGAAGGTACTTGTTGAGAAGGCGCGCCGTCCCGCCTACGCGCTGCTCCTCGATAGAGTCACGCTCGGACGATTTCAACACCTTCTCGGCGTCTTCCTTCGGAACAAGCGACGGGACGGAATCGACGCCGATGATAGGAATGCCCGCTCGTGCGAATTTAAGCGCCTTGTTGAGGGCGTCCTCGCCGAACCGCGCCCGGTAAATGAGAAGCTGCTTCGGTCTATTGCCGAACACACGCGCCCTATCTGCGTCGAAAGTTCCCTCAACTGGTAGGTCAAGCGCGATAGGGCATCTCCCAAAGAGCTGATAGAGAAGAGTAGTCTTTCCGCTGCTCTCGGGTCCATATATCTCGACCACCCTCCCCTCGGGCACACCTCCGCCGATTATCGCGTCAAGCTCGGAAATACCCGTGGACCACCGGGCGATTTTCAGATTGGCGTTCTTAGAGCCAATCGTGTAGATTGAGCCGTCCCCGCTCTTCTTGTTTATGTCGTTGCACAGTTGGACGATTTTGGCCTTGTCCGTCTTGGGCATGTCACACCCTCCGAAAGAGAGAGGGGCCTCAAGAGAGGCCCCGATAGGACCGTTCCCGTAGCGACATCTACAGCGGCGCGCCTAGGTTGGAGAGACCGACAAGGACGGGGTCCTTTCCCGTGACCTCGCGATACAGCCAGAGAATCACCTCAAGGTCATCGCCGACGTACCCAAGATACCCGAAGAGGATTCCCTGCATCACGTCATCATCGAGCTTGCCGCGCGCATGGTCGACCATCTTTCGCGTCGTGTTGGTGAAGAGGTCGTGCTCGAAGCGCTCCGTCACCTTCCCGCGCATCTCGGCGTCAAGGAACGACGCGACCATCGCGTCGCGAATCCTGAAGTACCCCGCGAGGAAGTCTGCGCAGCGGTCCTTGAGGCCGTCGGCGTCGAAGTCCGTGAGTCTGTTGATTCTCGCGGGAAGAACCACGTCGACGTTGCACCTGTCACAACAGATACCGTCGTTGACCGGGTAGGCGCTGTTTCCCGGACCCTCGAACTCCCGCCCACAAATAGAGCACGTACGCTTCATCTCTGCCATCTTCGGAATCCTTTCGCGCTACTTTGGCGGTACTTCTTCGATTCCCGCCAACCCATGCGACAAATGATAGGGCGTGGCGGCGCGGAATGCAAGAAGTATCTTGGACGATTCTAAGCCCCTCTGAGGCCTTGGAAATCCCCTTGTGGACGCTGACTAGGGGAAGGGGACCAAAGCCCCTCAGAGGGGCTTACAGAGGCTCTAGGCGCGTGAGAACAGACTTGAGTTGTACTTGGTGACGCGCCTAATGTATCGGCTCTTGCGGAACTCAAGAGCGCCCTGCTCCCGAAGAACGTCAATGACGCGGGACGTCACCAGACGCGACTTGCAGCGGTCGAAGAAGTCATCGAAGCTTCTGAAGACCCCGTGAGCCTTTCGCTCCGCGACAATCTGCGCCGCCGCCTTCCCGCCGACTCCCTTGAGGTCGGAGAGACCGTCCTGAATCACGTTCTCGCCGTCGACCTTTCGAAGGGACGTCTTCTCTTTGGAGTAGTTGACATGAGGCAAGAAGATGATTGAACCGTCCTTCACGGCGCGGTTGCAGAATCGCGCGCGCTCCGTCTCGTTCCTAGCGTACTTGAGCTTTGAGAACCAATACTCGTTGGGATAGTAGACCTTGTAGAACATCTCCTCGACGCTGATAAGTGAATAGCCCGTCGCGTGGCCCTTGTTGAACGTGTAGACGGCCATGTTCTCGAAGAGTCGTTCGGCCTCGTCCTTTGGGAAACCGTTCTCCACGGCACCCGTGACGAACTCCCTCTTCAGATAGGCCTTCGTCTCACGATACTCCTTTTGGGCGGACTCCGTGAACGTCTGACCCTTCATCAGCTTCATAAGCTTGTCGGCGTCGCTCCACTTCATCCCGGCCATTCCCGTGCAGATACGCAAGATTTGTTCCTGATAGATGATTGTTCCGTAAGACTCCTTCGCGTACTCCCACCAGATAGAATCTCGCGCAAGCTCGACGTTCTGCTTGTTCTGCGCGTAAAGCTCCGGCTGCTTCATACTCAGCGGTCCGGGGCGGTTCATAGCGTTCGTTGCCACGACGTCATCGAAGCAATCGGCATGAATCTCTTGCAAGATGTTTCGCGGAGTTGCCTTCTCGAATTGGAAAATCCCGTCCGTGTTGCCGCGCGCAAACTCGCCGATAATCCTCTCATCCGTCGACGCCTTGGTTAGGTCGACCGTGACTCCGGTTTCCTTTCTGAGGTCCCCTATTGACTCCATCGTCTTCAAGCCCAGAATGTCGAACTTGATTACATTCAGATACTCAATGTCCTCAAGGTCATAAGAGCAGAAGACCTCCCCGTCCTTCGTGGTCCTCAGCGCGCAATAATCGAGAAGGTTCCCGCCCGTGATAGCCACGCCCGCCGCATGAGCGCCGATGAAGCGAACCTTTCTATACAGCTTGCAGAAGTGCCTCACGATGTTGTCAAATCGCTTGTTGTAGTACACGCCGTCCGGGGACCCGTTGGCGCGCTCAACGTCAATCTCCGACTTCTCGTCAATGCAGCCATTGAGATACGCCTTCAGCGCGGCAATCTCGCGCTTGTCGGGGACCTCCTTGCCCGAATCGTCAATCGTGGTCATTCCGCACACCTTGGCAAGGTCGTTGACAAGATTGTCGACCTTGTAGAGACCGTAAGAACAAATGCGGGCGGCATGTCCCTTGTACTTCTCACAAAGGTACTCGATTACCTCGTGCCTTCTCGACGTCTCGAAGTCAAGGTCAATGTCGGGAAATGAGGCCTTGTCCTTCCTCAGAAAGCGCCTGAAGTCTAGGTCGAAGAAGAGGGAGTCAACCTCGGTGATTCCAAGGGCGTAGGCAACCAGAGAGTTGCAGACGGACCCTCGACCGGGGCCAACGACGATTCCCCGCTCCTTCGCCCAATTTGCGTAGTCAGCGACCATGAGGAAATAATCGGTGAAGCCGTGGAACTCTATCACCTCAAGCTCTTCCTTGCAACGACTCCGATACTCCCTCGTGTCCTTCCCTCGACGCCTGAGACCGTCCCTGACGGCCCTTCTCAGCATCCTTGAGGAATCCTCCCCGTCCTCCCCGAAAGAGGGCAGAGAGAGGGGCAGAGAGTCTAGATAATCGGCCTCGCACTTGTCCTCAATCTCGTCAAGGTTCGCGTACATCTCCTTTGCGAGATTTGCGCACTTGGCCGGGGAGAAGTCCGCGCGGTGCATCTTGACGAATCTCCTTCGCATCTCGTCCGGCGCGGGCATGTAGCGCTCGGCGTACGTCTCCTCTATGTGCTCCAAAGAGTGACCCGCTACCTCGTGCATCTTGAGATACGTCGGCATGTCATCCTTGGCCCCACGGTGGGAATCGGACGTGAGAATCATCTTCCAACCGTTCTTTAGGGAAAGCTCTATCAGCGCCTTGTTCACCTTCTCTTGAACGCCGGGGTCGGAAATCCTGTAGGGCTGAATCTCCACGTACAAATCGTCCCCGAAAATGTCAACAAGCTCGGAAATGAACCTCTCCGCCTGCTTGGTCTTTCCCCTGATAATCGCCTGAGAGGAATAGGACGCAACGCAAGCCGTAGTGCAGATAAGACCCTCGCGATATTTCCTCAAGAGGTCAAGCGTCCAAATCGGATTGAAGTATCGCTGCTTGTCCCCCTCGTACTGAATGCGGTTGAGGTTCCCGTACCCCTTGAGGTTCTTCGCTATCAGAATCAGATGAAATCCGCGCGTCTGCTCCCTGTACTTCGGGAGACAATATCCCTCGACCCCAAGAATGGCCTTCAGACCCTCGTTCTTGCAAGCCTGATATGTCTGAATCAGACCGTTTGTGTTGCCGTGGTTCGTCGTGCAAAGGCTCCTATAACCGTAGTGCTTCGCAAGCTTGGCAAGCTCTACGGCGTTCCCGAACCCGTCAAAGGTCGAATACTCGTCGTGGCGGTGCAAGTCGAACATCTTTTGCCCCCTAGCAGACTATGGAATCAACGAACTTCCTGACGTCCATCTTCTTCCTCAGACTCTCGCGAATCCGATTGAGGATTGTAACACGACTAGCTCGATTGGTGAAAAGCTCGTCCGTCTTTCGCTCCAATTCATCCCGTGAACGTACCGCAAGATACTTTCCGACCGTGCCGAAGGCATCCAAGAGAAAATCGTCCCCGTAGTTAGCGGAAACGAGAGGGACCGTCCCGAAGAGGGCTGACTCTAGGACATGAGCGGGAATCACGCCACGCTCGCAGCCCGTACGACCCGGATACACGAAGGTCGCGGCGGCGTCCCTGTATGCACCGGGCTTTCTGAAGTTCGGAATCGAGCCTCTGAAGTTGACGTTTCCCCAGAACTCGGAGAAACCGTCCATCTCCGAACAGTAGCAGACAACAGAATCCAAGTTACGGGAAACATAAGAATCTATCGCGACCTCGCAAGAGGTAAGCTCCCCGAAAATAGCAAGGCGATTTGTCACAAAGGAAGGCGCGGAAAACTCATAGACGGCGGAGAAGTCAAATGGGACGTACCCGGAAACGACGTCAAGCTCAAGGCCGCTAGACCTGAGACTCGCAATCGTGGTCTCGTCCAAATCGCAATCAGAATCGAGCACGACAAGACGAATGTGATTCTCTAGGCAATACTCGATTACGCAGCCCTGTATGAATAGGTCCGGTCTCCAATCGGGACCCAAAGAAGAGCGGCAATCTCCCGTGTTCTCGCCGATAGACTTCCTTACCCACCTATGAACGATGAAGTCTAGGTCCCGACACTCGAAGGTGTCCCAAGCGCGGAAGACCTCATCCCTCGTGAGCTTCGAGAAGTCGCACGTCCCAAGCGGGTGAGCGACATTGAGATACGCCCTGCGCCGCTTCTCCTCACAGAAGGACGTGAAGAGAAGGGAATCGCCCATGATTCTTATCCCCCGCGTGTCCAAATCCGGCATGAGAGAAACGACCTCATACCCGCGATTTGAAAGCTCGTTGACGATTGACCAAACGTAGGTCGCTACGGTGCCGCCCGACTTCGACAAGACCACCCCGTCACCATCGAACTCGAAGTCCCCCAACGCGCCATAGAAAGAGATACCGGCCTTCCCCATCTGATACCGCCAATCTATACGAAAAGAGGGGCCGGTCTCCCGGCCCCACCTTAGATTTCCTTGTCGATTCTATTCAGAACGTCATCCTGCTTCTTCGCTATCGCGTCCATAATCTCGTTGGGGCGATAGCCTGAGAACATTGAGATGTTCATAAGAACGATGAAACAGTCTGCGATTTCCTCAAGCTTGGCATTCCGGTCGAACTTCTTGTTCCTAAAGTTCTTCCAGCGCTTGTCTGCCTCTAGGACCTCGCCAATCTCGGAGACAAGCTGCTGAATGTGATAGGAACAGAGGTGTGGCACGTCCTGTGGAATGACCAAATCCTCATCCACGCCCTCGTACATGCCGGAATCGACCATCTTCCCCTGTATGCAGACCTGCCGCCAGTATGCGTCTGAGAACGTGGTCATTACTCGTCCTCGTCCTCCCACTCGTCGGAATCGTCCTCGTCCTCATCGCCCCAATCGTCGTTGGCCCTGTCATCCTCCTCAAGAAGGTTGACGTAATAGCGCGCGGGCTTCTTCTTCATCGCGTCGATGCCCCGGCTCTTGCACTCCTTGTAAAGCTCAAGCGGTGACATGCCGGAATAGTCCTTGGACTCGTCATCGCCGTCCATGTCGGAATCGTCATAGTCCGATTGGTCATCGTCCGGCTCGTCGTGGCGAATCCTCTTGGCCTTGGGCTTGGCGAAAGAGGCCCCCGTGTCCTCGTCATCGTCGGGGTAGGGGTAGGCCTTGAGGACAATCTCAAGGACCTTCTTCTCGGAGTACGGCTTGACCTTCTGGTTCCTGAACTTGGCCTTGTCCATCGGAATGATTCCATAGGTCTTGTTGACCTGCTTGCCCTGAACGGTAATGACATAGTCGCGGTCAAGAAGCGTCCCGTAGTTCTCGTACATAGCCATGAGGGGCGGAATCGGGGAACAACGATTCACGGGGAACATGAAGAGCTTGACCTCGTTGTCATCGTAGTCATAGACGGACCAGATATAGAAACTGCGCGTCCTGAGGTCATCGTCATCGCAGAACTCGCAAGACTCGCCGAACGTCTCGCGGCAAACGACCGTCACGCCCTTCTCGAAGGAATCGTGAATGGTGATTTCCATTCCGTCATCCATGTCCTGAAGGAACCGAATGCGGCGCTTCTGACCCTCGCGGAAGTAGATGATTTTCGCCTTGTTCGAACCACTCTTCGCGACGTCGTTCTTGATTTTGCTGAGAAGACCGCTCATTTGCAATACCCTTTCTCTAGTATCTCTCGGACCTCTTTCATGGTCCTTTTTGCCATGCGCTCGTACTGCTCGCGCGTCATGTCCCCGGGGTCCTTTAGGCCCCTCAGATATTTCCACCTGACAACGTGCGGGAACTGAGTGCGTAGGAACCGCGTCCCCCTCTTCCCGCAATCGTCGTTGTCCAAGGCTGAGACCACGACTTTAACGCCCGACTCCCTGAGCTTCTGAACCTGCTCGCGGGTCATCTTCCACCCAAGGATAGCGACCGCGTTGAAGGCCCCGTACTGAACGAACTTCAGACGGTCCATGTAACCCTCTACCACTATCGCGACCTCTGCGTCAACGCCCGATAGCCTCTTCGGCCCGTAGTTCCCGACAAGCGTAGTCGCGCGAGAGAATCCCTTGTTGTATAGGTACTTCCTCTTCCTCTCGACCTCGGGGACCATCGTACGGCAGACCCACCCTCGAAATCTCCCGTTGTCGCGCATCGGGAAAATCAATCCGTAGTTCCTTCGGTACGTCACCTTTGCTTCGGCTAGGTTGAGCGTGGACGCATCGAACCCGCGCCCCTCCATGTAGGCAAGCGCGTCAGACTCCTCGCCGTCCCTAGGGTCGAGCCAGTCGACCGACCTGAGACCGTGATACGTGTCATAGGCAACGTCATACGAAGCCCTCTGAGACGGCCTGTGAGCCTTTCTTAGGCCCTTTAGCGACGGCACCGGCCCACCCGTTGCCCTGCCGCTCAGAATGGCCCTGTAGAGCCTCAGAGAGGCTAGGTCGTTTGCCCCTCGCTCCTGCCGCTCCATGCGCCTCACGAAGTCAAGCGCGTCACCGGACGCTCCGCAACCGAAGCAATAGAAGCGGCCCGACTCGAAGTCTATCGCCATCGAGGGATTCTCGTCGGCGTGAAAGGGGCAAACTACCTTCTCGCGGTCCGATGAAATCACGTCAACGAGGCCGTAGTACGCAAGGACCATAGCCAAGGAATCGCCGGGTGACGGGTCCGCGCTACTCATCATCGTCCCGGAAGGACACGCGGTAATAGGGATTCTTGTACTCGACCCTGTAACAGCCCTCAATCATCTCGGGCGTCACGTCCCCGACCTCGGAGAGACGATTAAGCTCCTTGGCGTTGACGTCGTGCGAGACCTTCAGAAAGCTCTTGAAGACCGTCGGGTCCCCTCCAAGTGACCTAACGTAGTCCCTGAGACCGTCGAAATCGTCAATGAGAACTTCGGTTGTCACGACCTTCGAGAGTGTGTCGGAATCGAGCCTCTTCCTCAGCTTCTCATAGTCGAAGACCACCGTTGACGGCTGAACCTTCGTGACCGTGTAGACCCCGCCGACCGGGCGCGTGTGGTCCTCATCATCAAGGAAGATAGCAAAGTCAATCTTCTCAGTGTCCCTGTACTGCGATTGGGAGAAAAGCTCGTCCATCGCGCCAGAGAAGTCAGACTTCAGATTGGAGAAGGCCTTGTCGCGCTCCTTCTTTATCTGCTGCTCGTTGTAATACTCTCTGACCGTCTCGACGTAATCCTCTTCACCGTAGGAAGAAAAGTCCTTCCTCTTCTTGCAATCTCGCATCTCCACCCTCCTAGGCTACTTTTTGGAACTGCCCTTCATAAGCTCGAAGACCCATCGGGGCCATCTTCCCGTGGTGTTCACCCAAATGACGTCTGAGTAATCTACCACGAAGCGCGCGCCGTATCTAGTCTCAAGCAGAAGCTTTCTCTCAGCGGTCGACTTTCGGACAATCTTGGCTGACTTGACGCGCTGTCTCTCCGTGCGAAAAGCGACAAGCATACCGACTTCTGCGTCCTCAACGTAGTCCCGCGTGGAATCGTCCTCGGGTACCGTCCTAAGCACCTCGATAAGCTCGTCGCGGGAAGTCACGTCATCGCACGACACGCCGGACTCTCGAAGCATGTCCACAAGCTCCGCGTCGCTCTTGCTCTCTAGCTCTTCGACCTTCATTTTCTCACCTCCCTTTGTTGCAGAATCATACTATCACATTTGAAGTGAATTGTAAACCGTCATTTTTACTACGGCTTTACCGTCCAGTCACCGTTCTCGCCGGGAATGCTAGTGTTCTTGTTCACGTTGGAAACATACACGGGGCCGTCTGCGTCAGGGTAGTGAACCTTATCGCCCTTCTTATAAGTCTTATCGTCAACAGGCTGAGTCCACACCGGAATGTCATCCCACGGCGCATCACCCTCGTCGCCGATATCCGGCTGCTCGGGCTCGGTCACGGCAGAGGTCACAAGCTGCCAATGTTCAGCGTCCTGATCAGGAGTCTTGCCCTCCTTGCTCGGCTTCACGGTTTTGATACAGATGTAGTTCTTGCCGTTGAAGGTAGCGATCTCGCCCTTCTTGTACTTCTCCTCAGGATTGAACGGATCGAAGATCTCCTGAAGATCTGCAACGTCATCAGCGTCAAGCGTAACGTTGCTAAGCGCGATCTGAACTGCCTTGCGAAGCTTCTTTGCTTCCTGAACCCTGTTCTTAGCCATCTTCTTACCTCCTACTAAACAGCGGTATCGGGCTCAGCCACATCAGACTCTGGCTCATCCATACCGAGCAGAGCATCCATCTGAATCTGAACATCGGCTGTGCTTGCCTTCGCGGTTTCAACGTCAGCCTTGACCACATTGACGTCATCTCGAACAAGCTGCATGTTAGACTCAAGCTGAGCGATGGCAGAAGCCATGTCAGGGCTGAGCTGACGAGCCGCTGTCAGTCGGGTGTAGGTCACAGGCGAACCGTCACTAGACTTGCTCACGTAGTCGACCGCACCGGTGACAGTCCAGCCCTTCCAGATGCCGACAGTAGAGGTACCTGCCTTGAGCTCAAGGTCTTTGCCCTCAGTAGCCGCAAGCGCGTCGGACTTGGTCGAGTTGAGAATGAAAGAAAGGGACGTCGGGTCAGCCTGATAGCTGATGACGTCAAGTGTGTCATTGAGTTTCACGTCTTCTCCTTATGAGCTGTAACCATTATCATATACGACGCTGCAACCGACGCTAATGTTAGCCACACATGATGCCCCGGTACTAAAATCCGACTGATTTGAATCGCCTTCTCCTTGCCGTTATAGTCGCTTGCCGCCATAACGAATCCTTTCCTGCGGCAAGGACCCACCGCCTACCTGAAGTAACAGTAGTTTATTGACGCTTTTCTAGCAAAGTCATAGAAGCTTACTTTGACTGAAGAGGTGCCGGAAACAGACAAAGTAGCACTACCATATTCTTCGATAGCGTTTCCGTTCTCAGCATCACTGCTGCTACTCGATCTCCCAGCGGCAAACAACTTGATTGGATTCTTGTCGGAACTGAAGATGGAAATTGGAAGGACCGTAGGGATAACTCCGGGAGTGCTCAGATAGGCTGAAGCAGAATACCCGCCAAAAAGTACCTCGTGATAGTCGCTTATCTTCCCTGTCTTGGGCTTCATCGAATACGTAGAATAATAGCTGCTAGATGAAGCTAAAACCGCTCCCTCTGTCCACTCGAGAACAGACCCTAAGTTGTCGCTAATCTCCGAAATCTGCTGCTGAAGCTCGGACTTCGCCGCATTCACGAGTCCTTTGACATAAGCGTCAAAGTTCGTTATTCCGGTACCACCATTGAGCTCGGGAAGAACGCCCAATGTGTCCCCGAGGCCCATAGCCTTCCTTAGCGCCTGAGCGCCCCCACCTGTGAGGTACTGCCAAAGCTCCCTTATGTTGAGGAGACTAGTCTTCTCCTTGCCGCTGTAATCCTCAATCGGCATCTCTCGGCACCCCTTTCTTTCTTACTCTGCTCTGTCCTTGTGCTCTGTCTTTGTCGACCGTTCTGGCTGCTCCGGCTACTCCGTGGTGATGAACTCGATGAAGTCATCGTTCGGGACGTCCGGAAGGACCAGATTGATGTTGTCAATCTGAAGCTGCAAGTTACCAGCGGCGTCCGTGCTGAGTTGGTCCTTCATGTGCTCGAACCACTC